GCCGCTGGCGGATCCGGCAGCTTCGGCAAGCTCGGCATCGAGGGCATCGACTGCGCGCACCCGGTCAGCATCGCGGCACAGCACGCGCCCAGCATCAGTCTGCGCATATTCCCTCACGGTGTTGGTGGATCGGACGATGATCGGCTGACGCGCGGCCAGCCCATCGGCATAGTTGGTCGCCGCCTGGGCGATGTTGCTGGCGAAGCGGCGTTCAGTCTCCAGCCGCGCCTTCTCCGCATCGTCGAGCGCTGACGTCCATGCGGAGCGCTCGGCGCGCAGCGTGGCGGTGCGGTTGGCGAGCGTCGCCCGCGTGGCGAGCAGCGCCGCGCCGAGCATCAGCATCAGCAGCGCCCACCAAAAGCGGCGTAGCAGGGTGCCAGCGGCCGCCCAGCTCACGCTTCGTTCCTCGAGAGCGGCACGCTTGCGACCGACATCAGCACCGGCCCGCCGATCACCGGCACGCCCGACGGCCACCGGGATGCGACCAGCCGATCCTTCGCGATCCGCATGATCGAGACGCGATCGCCCTGGTTGCCGCCCAGCACGTGATACACGGCCGCGTCCTCGCCGACGTAGAAGCCGACGTGCCCGCCACCAGACCGCGAGAACACCAGCACCGCACCAGGCGCCAGCCGCTCCGGCCGGAGGCGCACGCCCCAGGTTGACCATGCCGTGGCGCGCACGGCGATCGGCGCAGGCGCGATCCCCGCCTCCTTCATGCAGTGCGCGACGAACAGCCCACACCACGGCACGCTGTCAGCATTGTAGGCCATGCCCACTACCTTGGCACCGAGCCGCTTTGCCCAGCCGAGGATCGTCGGATTGTTTGCCGAGCCTGCCGCCTCACGCGTGCCGTTCAGCGCACGCGCAGCCGCAAGCCACGGCGGAGTTGCCGTTGCCATGATCTCTTCCTTTCAGGTGTAACCGGGTGAAATCGTCGCGTAACTCGCCGGTCCTAGGCGGGCGGCGAGCGAGGGGCCCCCTTCCCGCTCCCGCCCTGGCTCATCGGGCAGCAACACGAAGAGCCGGGGCGGCCCGTTACTTGCGGGGGTTGAAGAAGCCGTCCCAGGCGCCGCGCATGCGCTCGAAGAACTGCGAGGCGACGAACTCAAGCAGCCCGAGCCCCAAGAAGCCCGCCGAGGCGCCGACGCCCAGCGCGCGGAAGGGCGTCAGCTCGCGCTCAGAGGACACAGCCACCATCGCCAGCGCGAACAGCACGGTCACCGCCAAGTTCGCCCGGCTGGTAACCCGCTCCTCCCCCTCGCGGCGCACCGACTGCGCGATGTAGCGACCCAGCACGACACCAGCGACGCCGAAGAGCGCCGGCACGATCGGAATGTTGAGGCCAAGCAGCGCGACTGCGGCCGGCCCCACGGCCGCAGCGACCACATTTTGCCCGGTCATCAGACAAACGGCGCCGAGATCAGGGCGAGCCCCAGAATGATGAGCACGATCATGGTGTCGTGGCGGAACTGAATACGGGTGCGGTGCTCGTGCGACGTCGGCTGCCGAGTCAGATGGTCGATCATGCGCGGCCGCTCCTTGTCGACGATAAAGGCCGCTATCAGTAGACCGAGCACCAGGATCACCCCGCGCGCCGAGGCGAGGAAGGTGACGATCCGCTCGGCCATGTCGGCGTCGCCCAGACCGAACATCAGATACACGCCAGCCGGACTGATCAGCGCCAGCACGGGCACGATCAGCGCGATCTTGATCCAGCGATAGACATTCACCGGATGCCAAAGCCCATAATGCTGGTCATGGAACACCTGCGCCGCCGCCCTGAGCGTCAGCGACAGGGGCAGGAAGGTGCCAACCAGCACCGCGAACAATCCCCACAGTGGGTTCATGGGAGGTCTCCCGCCCGGGTTGCGCCGGGCGTCGCGTCAATCTCGGATTGTTCTCGACGGCGGCGATCACTCGACCTCGTTGCCCCGGAACCACCACTTGTCGGACTGGCGGCGCTGCATGGCGTCCACGATCTCGCGGATGCAGCGGTCGTAGGAGACCTCGTGGCCCAGGCTGATCGGGTGGACGAACTCCTGCGGGCCGTAGAGCTCGGCCATCGTGTGTTCTTCCAAGCCGTACCGGAACCACGCCCAGCCTGCGTCGCACAGGATGACGCGACCGCGGTAAACCGGGTCGGCGTTAAAGCGGCGCACGATCTCCCGGAGCATATTGTTGACGTGGGCGGCCCGCGCGCTGCCGTTCCGCTTGATGCCGCGGCCGGTCCAGTCGCGGTTGACGACGCTCTGCGCAGCGGGCGGAACCAGCTGGTCGGGAGCGACATTGGCCGCGATGTTGTACGGCCAGATCATCGGCACGCCGCCAGGCATGACGTAGCTGTACTTGTCGGTGTTCTCGTGCGGCGTCGTGGAGATGATGACGAGCTTGATACCGAAATCGAGCTTGCCCTTGATCTCGTTGTAATAGCCGCCATTCGGCTGCAGGAAGGTCGGCGACACCTGCCCGCTGTTGTAGGACGCGGGGGCGAGGTCGTTCATGCCGAAGCAGTCGAAGATGATGTCGGGCGGTTCCGGCATCCCCGCGGCCAACGCTTCGCGGTATTGGCTATCGGCTTGGCTCGCGACGTGCCCACCGTGCGAGAAGTTCCAGGTCACGGCGTTGATGCCCGGCCCGAACTTGTCGTTGATCCCGTCGCGCAGGAGGAATGAGGGGACGTGATCCGGAGGGCAGCCGCCATTGCGGCCGGGCTGCCCTTGCGCGTTGTCCGCCGCCGTCGACACCGACGATCCACGCCCCAAGATGTGGATCGTCCGGGGCGTGAAGACCGGCTTGTTGTCGGCGCCCTTGGTGACGGTGCCGTAGGGCTGGTTCACCACGGAAGCGAGCACCGACCAGATGTCCGGGCTCGCCGCCGATGCCAGAGCTTTGAGGGCCGGCAGGGTCGGAACGACTTCGTCCAGGTCGTTGCGGTAAACGAAGTTTCCGAAGCCGCCCGAGTATTCGAAGCTGGCGATAATGCCCTTCGCCACGCCGGCCGTGTAAGGCGCTCCTCCGCTCCGGTTGATTGCTGCCCGGCGCGTGCCGGCGCTGTTGCGGATGAAGAACTGCCCGGTGATGTCGGCGACGATCAGCGCGCGGAACCGAAGGCTGTCCGTCAGCGGCGCGTCCGGGATCAGAAGCTCGTTCGGGTTGCCCCCGACTGGCCGCGCGATCTGGACGCCGTTCATGGTGGCGATCGCAGTGTAGGATGCGCTCGCGTTGGACTCCGCGTCCGTCAGCGAAGTGTCGTTGGGCAGCTGGCTTTCGAAGTTCCAACGCACCCCGCCGTTGTTCGCGGAGAAGGTAGCGAGCCACCCCTGCCGCAGCGGGCGGCTGTTCACGAAGAATACGTCACGGGTCGGCGTCGCGGGGCTGGTTCCGTCCGAATACGAGACGTTCAGCCGGATCGTCCCGCTGAGCGAGGTGGCCGGGACAACGAACTGGAACTTGCGGCCCTGCGTACCCAGGCCGATGCCGGCCGGCACCGTGACATTGTAGACCGTGGCGCTGGCGTCGTTGCTCGCGACGGTTGCCGTCCCGAGCGGGGTAACCGAAGCGGCTGCTGCGGAAGCTTGGGATGCGGCTGTCTTCGCTTCGGCAGTGCTGGCTGCACCCTGCGCGATCAGCGCGCCGACTTCCGCCGCGCCGTCCAATTCGATCGCGATCACCTCATCCGCGGCGATCATCAGGTCGACGGAACTCCACGGCTGCACGGCAGTCGGCGCAGACCCCATGCTGGCCGGCCGGCTGAGTGGCGCCGTGTCGGAGCCCACCGCACCTGGAACCACAATGAACTGGCCTTCCAAGCGCGTCTTCTTCAGGTTCGCGAAGGTGACCTGCAGGCCGTAGTAGAGCGTCGTCGGATCACCGACCTCGCCCGAGAAGGGCAAGCCCTCCATGGTCGGCTCATTGATCCGAAGCTCGATCGTGCTGACGGGGGCACCGTTGTCCAACGTGACGCCGGACACGCGCAGGCCCTCAGTGCCCGCCGTCGCCACCAGCGGCAGATTTACCAGCGGGGCACCCGGCGTGTCCGGCGCGAGCCTAACCTGCATCAGCAAATCAAGCCCACCGGTCGCCACCTTGTTGACGATCGGCGTCAGGTCGAGGCCTCGGATGCGGATCGTGCGGACGCAGGGTTCCCAGCGCCGTGCCGCCATCGGCACGGTTGCAGCAGTTCTCATCAGGTATTCCCCTTGGTGGAAATTTGAAGTCGAGCGCCGGACACGGGGGCGCCGAGGATCAGGCGATCTCGTAAGTGCCCTGGATCACCAGAAGACGCCCATCGCCACCCGGGTAGCTGTTGTCGGCGCGGAACACTTGTACCAGCGACGATCCTCCAACTGTTTTTGCCTGGAGTATGGCACCGGTCACAGCATCCTCACGGCCGGCAAAAACCCACCTTTCGGCAGACGATCCGAATGGGGCTACGGGCAAGGTGAAGTTGACCGAGACCTGCGACGTTCCATTGGTGACAATGGCCACCTGGACCTTGAAGAAGACCGTCCGGCCGATTTTCTTATATCGCCCGATCGCCGAAGCGCTCGTCAAACTGCCAGAGCCAGAACTAACCGCCGGAGTATAGGTAGACCAAGCCGCCTCATCGGCAGCGACTTGGTACCCCAAGCTGCTCCACGGCGTGGCACCATCGCCATACTTCACGCGCCGGGTGTCGGTCTCAAGCCCGGGCTCCCCGAGCGCGAGCACCGGATTGGCCGCGGTCCAGTTCGCAGCGGTATCGCGGCGGAGGCGGAATTTGACGGTCGCCATCACGCCGCCTCCGTTGCTTCAGTGTCGGCGTTGCCGCCGTCGAAGTCGGTGTCCGAGCTATCCGAGAACAGGCCGGCCGTAACCGGGCCGAGCACCAGCCGGTCGCCGTATGCGCCGCCCACCATGTACCGTATCGCCACCTCGTACTGCGTTCCCGAAGTGACGCTGGTGATCTCCTTGCGGGTGATCCCGGGGCCGTCCAGGCCGCCCCCGCTCCAGCCCGCCTCCGGATCCGCGCCGGCAACATAGGGCCGGTATTCGAACAGCACGCCCGCCATGGGGCGGTCGTCGGCGGCGCCGGTGACGATCACCGCCGGGAAGGAAACGCCGTTGGCGCTCAGCACCGCCCCATTGGCCGTCCAGTCGGCGGCGTCAGGCGCGCTTAGGTCAACCGTCGGGATCGACAGGTCCGGCGTCGGGGGTGCGGTGCCGCCATGCCCAAGCGCAAAGCTGTGCTTGGACGCGGTCTCCGACCGGCAGGTCAGCGTCACGCCCACCGTGCCCATGTCGATCTCGCGCGTCCGCACCACCACGTCACGGCCGACCAGCGCCGCCTCGGGAATGTCCACCGTCAGGCAGTCGCCAGGGCGGTAGCCGATCATCGTAGCGTTGCAGGGAAGAAGAATGCCCTCCAGCTCGCGGCCATTCAGGATCTCGTAGAGGCCCAGCTGCGCGCCTTGGTCGACCTGCTGCACCAGCGGGAACTCGATCTCCCGCGGACGGCTGCCGCCATCGACAGCGACATAGTCCGGGATCGCGATCGCGTTCAGCGGCACCACCTGCCAGCCGTGGCTCTCCAGCCGCACCTTCGGGATCACCGTATTGCGGCGCGCGCGGCGCGAGGCGGTCCCGGGCACGTCGACGTCGCCGATGATGTCGGCGCTCGTGATGGTACCAATCGAGACACGCGGGGCGTTGAACGTCACCGACAGCTGCCCGCCAACCGGCATCGGCTCTCCGCCGCCCGCCTGGCAGATCATCTTCAGGCTGTCCCACTTGTTGTCAGCGCTGGTGTAAACGATGCCGCCAGCCTTCCAGCCATTCGCGTCGCAGACGTTTGCCCACTCGACGAAGGGCGCGAGGTCGATGCCGACCACCTTCATGCCGCCGCCCGCGATCAGCGTGCCGTTCTGCATGCGGCCATAGGCCCACGTGATCGCGTGCAACGGCGGGCTCTCGCTGTAGACGTAGGTCGCCTCCTGCCCCAGCCGGCATGGCCCGGATCCGCCGGGGTACGTGCTGTCGAGCCGCGGATCGTAGACGAACACGCCTTCCAGAATCCGGCCGCGCTCGGGCACGCCGTTCGGGAATTTCTTGCCCTTGGTGTCGAACTTCAGCGTCCAAAGATCCGCGGCGAGGCCGGACAGCTTCGACGCCGCGTTCCAGCCGGGGAAGTTCCCTTGCGGGCCTTGCAGCGCTCGACTTTCCGGGCATGCGCCCAGCTGCTCGTCGAGCCACATATAGCCCGCATAGGTCCCGACCGCCGCGCGGTTCTGGAACGGGACGGTGACCTTCTCGACCTGGAAGGGACCGAGGCTCTTGATCGGGCCAATGCTGTGGACCGCGACCCAGCTCTCGAGGCTGTTCTTCGACCCGTAATACTGGCGGTGCACGACCTTGCCTGCCGAATAGGTCCGGCCGATCGCGTACGGGAGGCCCGATTCCTTATCGATCGTGAACTCGGTCGGGTTGCCGCCGAGGGAGCCCTTCGGCGTAGCGGCGGCCGACGCGATCGAGAGCGCGGCCGCACTGACCTGCGCCACCGTAGCCACAGTCGCGATCGTGGCAGTGGTAGCGCTGGCGGCAAGGGCGCCTAGCGACACAGCGGCACCGACGCCAGTTGCAGCAAGCGCGACAGCGCCGACGACGAACGCCGCCGTCCGAAGAGCTTTCGCCATGTGCGCCCCTCAGACTCGCCAGGCGGCGAGATACTGGACCGGCTGCAGGATGTCCGCGCCGTCCACGTCTTCATGATAGCCGAGCACACGGCCGTTCCCGACGGCGACGCTCAGCGCGCCACCGAACGGTCCCTCGGCCGGCAACAGCACAAGGTCCGCCACCCATGCAGCGGCGGGCGCGATGCGGGGCAGCCCCAGGGCGTCGACGGCGGTGGCCAGATCCTCAAACCCGGCACGCTGCAATGCGCGCGCGGCGCCGAGCGCGGTGCTGTAGCTGCCGGCTTTCGCCAGCTGCGGTCGACGCCCCATCTTGCGCAGGACGAATGCCGCCAGCCGGACGCAGTCATTCTTGCCATAGGCGAGCGGCTGACCCTTGAATCGGTCCACCGCTGCCTGCGCCGCCTGTTGGCGGCGAAGAAGCACCGTCATAGTCCGATGTTTCCGAGGAACGACGGGTTCAGACTGCCGCCACCGACGCGCACCGTCGACGGGGGCTTTTCCACGCCCCACATCGATGTCTTGTCGATGCCCGTCATGTTCGCGAGGCCGGTCTCATTCGGCCACACCAACTGGTGCCAGCTGTCCGACAGGCGCGCGCCCGTCTCCTCATCGTGGAAGGGCTCGAGCGCGGAGGCGCAGCGCCACTCCAGGGTTCGCGTGCCTTTACCGACACGTAGCCGCGGCACATCGAGCTCGCCCGCGAACAGCTGTAGCGGCTCAGGCAAGAGCTGGCCCGTGGCCGGATCGATCAACCCGAGCCAGCCCTGCACCTCGCCACCTTGCGCCGTGGCTGCCGCGAGGTCGGCCGCTGCGGCCTCATCTGGCGGTACGAAGGTCAGCTGCCAGTCGGGAGCCTCGTCCGCCACCCCATCCTTGAGGTTGCTCGCCGCCACCAGGATGCCGAAGCGCGGGTCGCGCCCGACGAACTTCTCGCCCTTGAACTTCACCTCGGCCGAGCCGACCAGATGGCACAGCGTGTACCCGGGCAGTTGCACCCGCACGAGCGGCGCATAGGCAGAGCGCCCGGCACGCAGCGCTGCTGCCATCTGTGGCGTCAGGCGGAAGGTCATGCCCGCTCCTGGATGCTGAACGACAGCGGCTCGGTCTTGGCGCGCACGAAGCTCGCGCCCTTGTCGAAGCCCACCAGCTTGCCCTCGATCATGGGCGCTACGAACTCGGCTGGCTCGCCGTCCACGGTGAGGAAGCGCAGCATCGGCCAGATCGGAAGTGCGACTTTCCCGCTCGCTGGGACCAGCATCTGCCCGGCGCAGGCGATCATGTGGACGTAGCGCTGCCCGCCGTGAACGATGCTGAAGAAGTTGCCCCGCGTCAGCGCGGCGCCGGTCTGGAGCCCGCGCAGGGACAGCGTCATGCCGCCCTGGTCGGTGCCATCGACCGCAACCGCATAGCCGGGCGGCCGCCCGCTGCGGATCGGCTGGACAATCCGCATGATCGCGCTGCTGTTGCTGGCCTCGAACAGTGCGGCCGTCATCAACCGGCTCTCCGCATCGTTGCGGAACTGCGTGGTCGTCACGTCGACCGCGAGTCGGTCGCCGGCACGCGGGATCGGAAGATCCGGCCCGCCTAGCGCCCCCTCCTGCTCACCGCTGAACAGGCGCGGCCGAAGGGCAAACGACTTGATGCGCAGGTGCGGGATCTCGATCGCACTCACCGGAACCGTCCCAGCCGGCGAGCGCCGGCGGCCATGTCATTCGCTTCCGCCATCTGTGCCCCTCCGGCCGCAGCCGCCGTTGCGCCCTGCGCCACGAGTGGGCCACTGACGGTCGCGACACGTGCATCGAAGTAGGACGACGGGGTGAGTTCCAGCTTGAGCTTCATCTCGCCCCCCATCATCCCGCCGCCACCGAGCAGGCGCCGCGTCTCGCCGGCCGGCGTTACCTTGGAGCCTTGCGGCAGGTTGACGATCTCCGGACCGTTCTCCGCGAGCCAGGTCGCGCCGCCCGACCACCATTCGGTACCAGCCGCGTTGTTGCCGACGCCCTTGGAGCCGAACAGATTGCCGATCTTGCCAACCAGGCCACTCAGCGTCGGCAGGGCCTTGTCGCCGTTGATCAGGTTCTTGAGCGGGTTCAGCAGCGCGAGCTTCACGAACTCGCTCTTGAGCATGTTCAGGATCGTCTTGCCGGCGTTGCCCCAGCTCGACCAGGTATCCTCCGACAGCACCGTGTCGACGAAGTCGCTGCCGAAGTCGCGCAGCTCCCTGAAGCCGGCGGCAGCAAGCTTCGCCTGGGTGGCAACCCCGTCGAGGTGCTCCTGGTTCTCCAGCAGCTTGCGGCCTTCCTCGCTGTCGGCAGTGATCCCCTCGCGTTTCATGCGCAGGATCAGATCGAACTTCGACACCGCGCGATCGCGCTCGTCATTGCCCGCCGCGGCGAGGGAGAGATCGAGCCTCGCCATCTCCAGCGAATCCCGCTGATCGTCGGCGGTGCTGACGTAGAACTGCGCGCGGCGGTACCCCTCGCTGGCGCGGGCCTCGTTGACCCGGGCGTCCACGAACCCCGTCCGGTCCTCACCCGTCAGCTTCTTGGCATCCGCGTCGCGTTCTGCCGCGCGCCGGGCGGCATCGAGCGCGCGCTGCAGCGGATCCTTACCGAGATCTCGGATGCTCTCGATCGTCTCGGCGAAGCGGTCCTTCGACGCCTTGGTCTCGACGGCTGCCCCGCTCCGCGCCTCTTCCTCGTGCGCATCGGCGAGCGCCTTGCGGTAGGCATCAATCACCTTCGTCAGTTCGGTCAACGCCTCGCCTTGGGCGACGGTCTGGAGCTTCAGCAGCGGGCGAAGGGCCGCCTCATCCGACAGCGCCTGCGCCATGCCCTCCACCGGCAGCGTGCCGGCAAGCACCTGGGCGCGGACAGCGGCTCGGGCCTCAGTCTCCTCGCGCAGCTGGGCAACGGACTTTGCGCCGTTCGCCACCTGCTCGCCGACCATCACCTGCAGCTGGCGCTGCACCTGCGCGTCGGTGTCGATCCCGCGGCGCGTTGCATCGGTCAGGCCCTTGCGGGCCGCCTCAGCGCGCAGCGCGGCATCACCGCCGACCAGATAGGCCTTCGCGAGATCGAGCGACGCCTGCGCGTTCACGTCCATCGCCGCCGCCTGGCGAGCGAGCGACTGGCCGTGCCGGTCGGTCTTCTCGCGGGCGGCGTTTACCGCCGCCTCCAGCGGCGCCAACCGAGCCGTATACTGATCCTGGGTGATGATACCCTTGTCGAGTTCGTCCTTCGCCTTCTCGCGGGCGATGGTGAGCTTTTCCTGCGCCTCTTGCAGCTTGCTCAGGTTGCCGGCCTGCAAGCGAGCCTGGGCATCAAGGATGGCGGTGTTCGGCGGCTCGTTCCGACCGGCGCTGAAGTCGCCGAACGCGATCGCGGCATCCCCGGGCTTCCCGGCACCGCCCAGCAGCCGGGACTGCGCCTGGGCGCTTACACCGGTGCGCGCGGTGTCCACCACGGTCTTGAGCAGCCCCTGCAGGTACTCAACCTGCTTGTAGCCCGTTGTCCCGTATTTGAACTCACGGGTCAGGTTCGCCAGCTCGGACGAGACCTGGGCGGCGCTCTTCTCGCCCCGGGCGAACTGCTGCTGCAGCTGCGCGAGGCCCGGAATCGGAACTGCCGTGTTGACGAAGTCGGTCCGCGCCTCGACGTAAGCCTTGCGCGTTTCGTTCACGTCCTTGCGCGCCGCCATGATCGCGTTCTGCAGCAGGGCCGCGTTCTGCTCTTTGATCCGGCCCGTGGTCTTGTCGATAATGCCGGACAGCGACTCCTGGCGCTTTGCCAGTTCGTCGGCCGCGCTTCCGGCGTCGTTGGAGCGGCTGATCATCTGCCCGATGATCATCACCGCGCCGAGCAGCACAGCGCCCCAGGTGCCTGCCATGAACGAGATGAAGCGATTTGCGCCGCCTGTCATCAGGTCCAACGCCTGCACCACCTGCCCGCCCTGCTGGGCGAAGATCACCATCAGCGGCGTGTTTAGCGCCCACTGCTGGCTGATGTCCCCGATCTGATAGGCGAGTTGCTGTCCCCCCGCGCGAAGCTGCCCCGTCGACACGTTCGCGCGCATGCGCGCAGCCGTCGCATCGTCCAGTGCATCCCGCTCGAGCCGGAGCTTGGCGACATACTGGTCCAGCGAGATCGCGCCCCGGCTGATCAGCTCGCGCGCGTTAGCCATCTCGGCGTCAAAGCGCATCTGGGCGGCGGCAGCGGGGTCGATGGCCGCAATCAGCGCACGGGTGCGCGCCTCCAGCCTCTCCTCTTCCGCGAGCAGTTCACCCATCGCCAGCGCGGAACGTTTTGCGGAGCCTTCCCACTGACCGAAGCCGGTGCCTGCGGCCGCCTCTACGCGGGCCTGCATCGCCGTTAGCTCGGCCGTCTCAGCCGCCGCGGTGCGCGTGATCCCGGCGACCTTGTCGAGCACGGCTGCAGCCTGCTGCTCGGCGGCTAGGAACTGGTCGAGGCTGATGCGTCCGGCATCGTAGAGGCCGACCGCGTCTCGCATCTCGGCATTGTAGCGCTGCTGCGCCGCGAACGCCGGATCGATCGCGCTCACCAGCGCGCGGGTACGGGCGTCCAGCTGCTCTTCGGCGGCGATCAGCTCCTTGAACGCCGCGGCAGATTGGCGGGCAGAGCCCTCCCACTGGCCGAAGCCGGTGCCGTTCGCGTCCGCGATCTGCATCTGCACGGGCGACTGAGGCGCGATCGCGGCGATCTTGGCGGCGGCATTCGCCTGCCGCTGGATCGCCGCTTCTACGTCCTCGCCGGCACGCTCGTAGGCCTTGCTCCAGCGCTTCGCAGACGCGTCACCAGACGCGGCGATCTCGTCGAAGGTACGGGTGACGTCGGCCTTGCCGGTGGTGCCCATGCGGATCGAGACGGACTTTTCCACGCGCCCTCCTCAATCCCCGCCGTCATCACCGGCGAACTGCGCGACGATCGCCGCTTCGGCT